CATGCACTTTACCAGAGGGCCGCATGGTAATTAAAGCCTTACTTGAAGGCTCAATCAAAGGAGTTGGCAAACTCCACAAAACAGCTATATTCCCTTGCGGCATCTTCCAATACATGAAAGGTGTCAATGACAAACCAGGGACTCCAAATTACGATTTGTATAGACTTGCTCTTGAATCAACTGCAAAACGCTTATATCCAAACTACGCCAACGTAGATTGGTCAGGCAATGCAGGATATGATGTTAATGACCCAAGCACATATTTCTCAACGATGGGTAAGCGTAAACTATAGCCCATCTAAAACCTCGTGAACCGCGCCCGCGGGTGTCACAATAGTGGCTAACGGTTAGGTCCCTAGTGGATGAGACCGTGCCAAGATTCTTCATAATATTCATTAAAAAGGAGACTTATTAATGATTATTGGAGAAATATATATAATAACAAATATTCAAAATAATAAAGTTTATATAGGACAAACAACTCGTCCTGTAGAATATAGGTTTAATAGGCATATTAATGATGCTTTAAATAACAAATTAGATACTCATTTCGCTAGAGCTATTAGAAAATATGGCCCACAAAGTTTTAAACTCCAAGTTATTGATAATGCTGAAACTCAAGATGAATTAAATTTAAAAGAACAGTATTGGATTCGTTTTTATGATTCGGTTAATAAGGGATACAATGAAACTGATGCTATTTCTAAATGTGGCGGTAATACTTATCAATCTAAAACTAAAGAAGAAATGAGTATTATTAAAGATAAAATTCGTCAAACAAAACTTGGTGCTAAAAATCCAATGGCACGAAAAGTAAAACGAACTAATATTAAAACTGGTGAAGTTGACATTTTTGATACTGTTATAGCTTGCGCGCAGGCATGTGGAATTAAAAATGGTAAAACTTCAATTAGTACAAGACTAAATGGACAAATTAAAACCCCATTTAAAAATACTTGGATATTTGAATATTATGAAGAATAAGGTGTATCGACTATCCCTGATGAGTGTAAGGGAGTAGAGTTAGAGATAGGCACTAACTCCAAGCGCGAGGCCGCGAAAGCGGAACATATAGTCAGTGCTAATGGTAACATTAGATAAACACGTGTAGAACAGCCAATGGCTACGACATTAATGGTTTTGGTCAGTTAAAAGACGGTCGTGGTAATATCTGTCCAGTAACCATTATACTCCCAACACTTGCAATGGAGGCAGGAAATGTTGAAGACTTTATGGTTTTACTTGATGAAAAGATTCACGAAGCCAAGGACATGCTACTTGAGAGGTTTGAGTATATATGTTCTCAAAGCCCATCCTCCGCAAAATTTATGTATGAGAATGGAACTATGAAAGGATATGTGCCAGAAGAAGGCATACGTTCTGCTCTCAAACATGGAACAATCGTAATCGGACAACTTGGTCTTGCCGAGTGTCTGCAAATTCTTATCGGTTGCGACCACACAACCGAAGAAGGAATGAAGCTGGCGAAACGTATTGAGCAACTCTTTAAAGACAGATGTGCAGAGTTTAAACAAACCTATAAATTAAATTTTGGAGTATATTATACTCCTGCGGAGAACCTTTGCTACACGGCAATGAAGAAGTTCAAAGAAGATTTTGGAGAACTTCCTAACATCAGCGACAGAGATTACTTCACAAACTCAATGCATGTGCCAGTATGGAAAGAGATTTCACCATTTGATAAAATTGACATCGAGTCAGAACTCACCGGTTATTCCAGTGCCGGCTGCATCACCTACGTAGAATTAGAAGGTGCAGTATTAAAGAACCTTGATGCATTAGAACAAATCGTATCCTATGCAATGGATAAGGATATTCCTTATTTTGCAATCAATGTTCCTAATGATACATGCCTCGAATGTGGATGGACAGGTGAAATTGAAAATGAATGTCCAGAGTGTGGTTCAAAGAACATACAACGCCTTAGGCGTGTAACTGGATATTTAACTGGTAATTATACAACCGCATTTAATATAGGTAAGCAGCATGAAGTTGAAGACAGATACAAACATAGTAAAAAGCTTTAATGCTGTTATAGCGGGATTGTTAATTGGTTTGGGTGTTATTATCAACACCCAAACCAAACCACCAATTTTAGGAGCATTATTATTTAGTTTCGGGTTATTAACTATTATACAATTAAAGCTTCCTTTATATACTGGAAAAATTGGTTATTTAAAAGATAAGTTAGTTTTAATTTTATTATTTAATTTAATCGGTATCGGAATAACAGTCGCGGCCTACTATGTAGCTAATCCGCAGTTTCACGAAATGATTGCGGCGGCCGCAGAAGTAAAGTTTGCGAAAACATATCTTCAAATGTTATTCGGTGGAATATTCTGCGGGATACTAATCCATTTCGCAGTAAAATGTAAAGTGCCTTATCTAACTTCAATGGCAGTAATCATATTTATCCTAATCGGTGCCGAACACTGTATAGCAGATTTTCCTTACTTATTAACCACTCTTTCACTACCACACATAGGAAAGTTTTTAATGGTAATATTAGGAAACTCTATCGGTGCAATTTTGATAGAAAAAGGTATAATTTATGAGTAGATATAGTGCAATAATACCAAATGATGTTGTTAATGGACGAGGCGTTTGTGTATCATTCTTTACACAAGGATGCCCACATCATTGCCCCGGTTGTTTTAATGAAGAAACATGGGACTTCAATGGAGGAGAACCTTACACTCCAGAAGTTAAATGGGAAATAATTAAAGCAATTTCAGCCAATAACATCACTCGTAATTTTTCTGTCCTTGGCGGCGAGCCATTGGCTCCGCAAAATATAGATATGACATGGGAAGTTATTGACGCGGTTCGTCATGCATATCCACATATTGAAATTACTGTATGGACAGGATATACATATGAAGAACTTACAACGCGGCCGAGCGAAAACTTATTAAACATACTTAATACAATAGATGTATTAGTCGATGGGCCTTTTATTGAAGAAGAGAAAGATTTATCGCTACGTTTGAGGGGCAGCCGCAATCAACATATTCGAGTACGTAAGCATAACTATTGGGAGATAGAAGATGATTGATGATTTGAAAATTGATATTGAAAAATTCAACAAAGTCGTTAAAGCTATTAGAAAAAGTAATATGAAAGAGGTTTCATTTGAGTTTCTAGTTGGCAGTTGTTTCCCAAAAGCATTAGAAAATGTCAAAGAAGAAATGCGGCGTCAATACACTCTAGGATATGTTGAAGGTCAAAAGGAGGGAAAGAATGATTAAGTGGGCTTTATTAAATATTCTTTTAGCTTTTACTACTGGAATAATTGCATTATTATCAGTATCAAGACATAAAGATATAGATTTAAAACCTTATGAAAAAAGAAAAGTATATCTTGCTAAAAGTATAGCAATATATATTGGTATAGTTGCTTGTTTAGTTTGCTTATTTAGTGAACGCCAAACAGGTATGCATATGCTAGTTGCTGACAAATGGTCAATTGTATTATTTTTCTTTTTAATAGGTGAAATGTTAACAGATTATTTTGTAGCTAAAAAATGTCATCCAAAAGATTGGAAACATTATAGAGAAAACGAAGATGGTGAATAATATATAATTAAACGGCCAACCCTTGTATGGAATGGCCGTTTTTAAATTTTGACAAAAAAATTTTTTTCTGGTATAATATATATAGAATAAGAAAGGAGTTTATATATTATGCGTTTTGAAAATACAAATGTATATAATTTTGAAGGTAGTTTAAGAGGTATGAGGAACCCCATGAATTCGTGGGATAGGTCAGATAGTTTCTTTGGACTAACCGATATTTTTATGAGCGACGCGCTTACAGACGTATGTGATGCATGGATAGAATATGAAAATGTAGAACGTAGAGAGCGCGGGGCCGAAGAATATAGTCATGACATGGAAAACTATAATGAATATTATGATATATTAGAAAAATATGAAAATTGGCTACTTCACGAAGGGGTTTTAAAACAAAGTGATTGTGGTGCTAATGTATATGAAATTGCTTTTCTTGGACCAAATGATTTAGACCTTGCGCAGAGGCTTATTCTTGCGGGTAACGAACATGCTAAGTTTATGAGGCAAATTTTTGTATCTGTTGATATTACCGCACCGCTTTATTGGTGGAAGGAATTTGATACTTATAAGGTAGGAACTGTTGCCAATTCAACTTCAACAATGCATAAACTTTCAGCACAGCCAATTACTATGGATATGTTTGAGTTTGATAATTTAAATGTAGTAATAAACACCTATACTATTCCTCATGGCGGAGAAAGTATTATAATATTCGGAGACTATGCAGAAGATATAATTGATATGTGCGAAATTCTTCGTCTCAAGTTCAAAGAAACTGGCGACGCCGCATATTGGAAAGCACTTATACAAATACTACCAAACGCATACTTACAAACTCGCACAGTGACAATGTCATATGCCAACTTACGGAACATATATTTTCAGCGGCAGCATCATAAATTGACCGAATGGAATGATTTCTGTAATTGGATTAAAACACTTCCTTATAATAAAGAATTAATAACAATAGGAGAAAAATAATGAGATTAATTAAGCAGACAGATGAATACGTTGTTGATACCGAAGAGCAGGCAATAGCTCTTATTGAAAAGTTTCGGAAGGCCGCCAACGACGAAGGTTATATCGTAGGAGCCAATGGATATACTTTAAAAGAAAAGAAATCTAAAGGCGAAGTTGTGGCTATACACTATGTAGTAAAAATAACAAAAGTATTTGGAGGTGTTTGGGACGATTATGAATGATGAAGATATTAAGATGATACAAACTGATGACACGGCCGCAGATGACGTAGAACAAAACGAAGTCACCGACGAAGAACTTGAGCATTTTTACGAAGACAATAAAGATGCGATTGACCTTATCGGTGGTCTCGACATGTTTGAATCTTTAATGGCTCTCGATGATGAAAGTTTTGAACAACTTAAACCACAAGTTCTTAACCTTTTTGCGGAAACACTTCATGAGCCAGAAAGTATTTCAGAGTTTAGAACTCTCGCAATTGCTCAAGGCTACACTCCAGAAACTGCAAAGGCAGATTTTCAAATGGCAATTGATGCTATTAATGAAATTGATTTCTTAAGTGAGTCCAAAAAAGATTTCCTCAAAGAAATCTATACAATGTCAAGTAATCAGCTTGCCGCGATTATGGGAACGATAGATAGCATAATACGTATTCCCTGCGAAGTGGCCGAAGGAGTCAAAGTCCCTGTCTATGTGCATAAGACAGATGCTGGTATGGACATATTCGCAAATGATGAAATCACTTTGGCACCAGGCGAGACTAGAATCATTGGAACTGGTATTAAAGTCGCTATCCCAGAAGGATATGCTCTTCTCATTCAACCACGTTCCGGACAATCTGCAAAAACAAAACTCCGTATTGCCAATACACCAGGTCTCATTGACTCCGGATATCGCGATGAAATCGGTGTCATCATGGAAAACATTGAGCCACCTTTCAAAGACATCGACTATGAATTCGATGAAAACGGAGAAATTCACATCAAGTCTATACTCCATGGAGAGGCTTATACAATTGCACCAGGACAGCGTTTTGCCCAAATGCGATTAGTTCAAGTTCCAAAGGCTGAATTTGTGCCAGTGGAATCTGTAGGAGAAATTGGCGAAGACCGCGGCGGTGGCTTCGGCTCGACGGGAGTAGTTGGCTAAAATAAGAGTTGAAGATATAAGAAAGGCGGCGATAGAACATAATTGGGAATTAGTTTCAAATGACTATAAGAACCTAGATACAACACTTGAATTTATATGTGAGGAAGGCCATAAGGTCTTCCTTCCATATAAGAAAGTGCGAGACAAATGGGAATGTCCTATTTGTATTAAAAATCAGTTCACATACTTTGAAGAAAAAATAGTTCCAAAAAAGAAAAATATACAACGCTCTATTGGACTTGACCAGGCCACTCACAATACTGGCTATTCCATCTTTGACGATGGAGAGCTCATATATGCCGGAACGTTTGAGGCGGCTGCGGACGATGAAATAGAACGCGACATAGAAATAAAAAATTGGCTTATACAATTAATCGCAAATTGGAAGCCAGATATAATTGGTATTGAAGGTATTCAATTACAACAGCTCAACAACAAAACAGTTGGAGTCACAACCTATCAAACTCTTGCACGCTTACAAGGCATACTTATGGCAACTTGCGTCGAACAAAAGGTTGATTACGTCATATGTCCACCCGCGACATGGCGGTCGCATTGTGAGGTGAAGGGCCGCACACGCGCAGATAGAAAGCGGTCAATGCAGACAAAAGTAAAAGAATGGTTTGATATATCTGTGTCTGATGATGTAGCTGATGCAATTGGTATTGGTAAATATATAAATGATAAACATAAAAAGAAAGTTGAGATATTCAACTGGGAGGATTAAAATATATGGTTAAGGTAACAATGGACCAAATTATTGCTTTTAGAAATAATGGAGATTTTTTCAGTGATGTAAGTCTTCCACTTAAGGGTGCTTATAAGTTAAATAAAATTAAAAAAGCAGTTGAAAAAGAAGGTGAATTTTATACTGAAAAGTTCCAAGAAATCGTTGATAAATATGCTAGAAAAGATGACGATGGTAATCTAGTATTCAGCGATGACGGCAATCAAATTATGATTAAAGATGGAATGGTTGATGAGTGTAATAAAGCACTTGAAGACCTTCAAGCATTAGAGGTTGAGGTTGATAACTTCGGACTTACACTTGATGACCTTGGTGATGATGTAGAATGCACACCAGATGAGCTTGATGCATTAATGCCATTTATGGAATAAGACAAATAAAAAGAGGACTATTAAGTCCTCTTTTTTGTTGCTTATCTAAAGTTTCTTACTTGAGTTACATTTCTATATCCTGCACTTTTAACAATTTCTTTTTTAACTTTATCAACTACTTGGTCTACATCATAATCTTTTTCAATTTTATCAACATTGATATTAATTTCATAAAGTATATCACCTTGATTTTCGGTAGTTGTAGTAAGGGACCCCTTCATTACTTTACTTAATACGTCTTTTAAAGCAATAAGATTTTTAGTGTC